TAGCGACCACGAGGTAGTACCCGTGTAGGGACGAATACTTCATCCTGAAAAACAACCCTGTCTTTGATCTGTTGGTTAGGGTCAGTAAGCAAGGCAGGCAGTAAGCGGTTCACGTCTGCGACAGAAACAACAAGGCGCAAGGTATCCACGACGTAGTAACCACGTTCGTTCATAATGTTGGTACCACGGAGTTGTTGAGCCATTATGACAGGAAGTTTGATGGGGTCTTTCCAGCGACGACCCTGTCCAGGGGTCTGGTTAGAAACGTCATAGATAGGGTCTACCCAGGTGTCGTAGTGAGAGGCTAAAGCGGTTGCATCCCATGACCACCAGTCAACTTCTGCTCCGACTGGATCACGGAGTTCGTCAACCATGCCCTCTTCCATTGACTTGTTCTCAAAGTCAATCTTAAAGCGGCCTTGTACTTTAGTTCCTCGCATGGGAACTATTGTCCACTACTTGTACTCTTTGGGCTGTCTAAATTTGTTCTTATAAGAGTCAAAAAATGAAGTTCTTAAGTATCGTGTAACTTCTAATTGGTTTTTAAGGTCTTCTTCTTTTCCAATTTCTAACTGCCATTTTTCCCTTTTAAAAGGTATTACTTGAGCCATTGGAGTTCCAGCAGGAATTACCCCGTCAAATTTCCAATCGTTTAAAACAAAGGGAAAATTAACTGGAGCAGTATACCTGTCTGTATCCACTATTCCATCTAGTATTGTAAAAGGGGATTCACGATGCATAGGTTGAGTAAACAAACAAGAGTAACCTTTTGGAGTTTTTATAGACCATGGATTATTCCATTTTGGATATACCGTTTGTAAATTTTTACGGTTTGGATGATTAGGTGCCTGTTCTTTGTCATGAAATGACATAGGTTTAAACGATGGCCATTCATAATATGGAAATGTTTCTTTTGTGGATGTTTCATCTTCAGTTAAAACAGTTTTTTGTGTTACAAAAATATCTACATATGTGTAGATAATGTACCCACCAGTTATGGCATCAAAAACTGGCATACAACGTTTTATTGTTGAAGTAGTAGTCCCGTTACCAACAGGTTTTTTTTCACCAGAAATATATGAGTTTAATTCTTTATACCAATTAGGTATGGACTTATCTGCTGGTTTTGGATAGTACTCAAGAGGTATTCCTGCGGTATCTGTAAAAGTTATTTTCATTTGTAATCCTTTTTTTGCCACCAAAACTTTTTATATCTATCAAAAAATACTCTTGAAAATTTTAAATAATCAGAATCGTATTTTTTTCTTTCCTTTTCTCCACCTAAAGAAGATGTCCAATTTTCTCTTTTAAAAGGAATAATCTGTAAAAAAGGAGTTCCAGCAGGAATCATTCCTTCAAAATTTGGATCACGTAATTTTAAAAACATATTAAAGGGAATGCAATAGTCATCACTATCTACAATACCGCTTGCACAGGTAAGTGGTCCTGGTTCATGATGTTGTGGTTCAATAATTAAAATAGACCAACCTTTTGGAGTTTTTATAGACCAAGGTATAATAATTCTTAAAGCATAATTTATATCTTTTGCATACGGATGTTGTTGAAATTGCTCCATTACTTGAAAAGCAACTGCAGGGTTATTTCCCCATTGAAAATATGGACCTTCAGGAGTTTGACGAACATATATATCGTAAGGAGTTTCCAAAATGTATCCAGCAGTCATCATGTCCCAAACTGGCATACAACGTTTTATCGTTGCATTTGGTGTTCCATCTATATTTGGTTCTTTTTTACCAGTTATATATGAAGCCGAATCTTTATACCATTGAGGAATATATTCTTTTGCTGGTTTTGGTTTTTCTAAAACACCTTCTGGATTTATTACGTCTGTAAATATGATGTGTCCCATTTTATTTCTCCTTATTAGGCTAAAAGCCTACCACATTAAATGTAGTTATTTTTACGTAGTTTTATGGGGTAATAAGTGTTTCTATTTTCCAAGAATTTGTGCTTTCATCCCAAACATAACCTTGAGTTTTTTCTAGTTGAGTTGTAGGTTTAGCAACTGGCGCTTCAAAAGACCCCAATGTAGAGTTCCAAACCCATGACGGATAAGGTTTATCTACAACAAAAGTTTTACCGTTGTAGGCTGCACCTATAACTACTGCCATATTGTCTGCTAAAATTATTGCGTCAAGCCCATGTTCTTCTTTTGTTGCGGTTAAAAATTCTTCAGAAAGAGAATTTCCTTCTACAATGTTTATTACATGTCCAAACTTAATCCAAGCATATTTACTCATAGTTATTCTTCTCCTATAGTTAATTCTGCCCAAGATGTTGTGGACTCATCCCAATAATAAACTTTTCCATTTGAAGGAAAAGGTTTTGGGGCTTCCCATTTATTACTTGTTGAGTTAAAAACCCAAGAAGAAAAAGGTTGAAAAGTAGTTTCACTCATTGTTTTTTACCTTCCACGAAAGAGAGGGCTCATCCCAATAATAAATAACTTGATCTTCTCTAGGTTGTACTACTGGAGCATCCCAATATCCAATACCGTTTTGATTAACTATCCAACGCCATGATGGAAAAGGTTGAGGTATAAGAGGGGAGTTTCCTGGTGTTGTTTCTAGTGATGTCATGCGTAATACCTCACAATAACAACTCCATTACCGCCTCTTGCTGGAGAAGTTGAAGACCCAACTCCACTGGTAAAGGTTCCCGCTCCACCACCGCCACCACCATAACCATCAGTTCCTTGGTTTGGATAGGTTGTTGAGTAACCACAGTTACATCCTCCAGCACCTCTTCCTCCACCACCACTACCCCCTGGGCTACCAGAGTTGCCTGATCCTCCACCCATTAAAGTAAATCCGTAATAAGATACTCCGCAACCGCTTGCTTGAAAAAATAGATAGTTATTCTCGCCTGAACCAGCGTTTCCGCCTCCACCACCGTGACCACCATAGTATCCTGCAGCATGCCCACCAGGATTTCCATATGTGGCAGTTCCATCTACGTTGCCGCCACCACCGTTAATTGCATTACCGCCACCACCAGAACCACCAGTTTGACCACCGCCACCACCGCCACCATTTCCAGTTATACCAAAAGCAGCGGATGCACCTCCTTGGTTTCCTGAATAGTTAACGCTGTAGGATGTGGAATATCCCCCTCCGTTACCACCATTTCCTACGTTAACTGAATAGTTAGAACCAGGAGTTACTGCTACAGATGCGGAGTATTTTCCACCACCAGCGCCACCACCACCACCACCAGAATAGTTACAGTTGCTTGCAAGTTTAAAACCTCCACCGCCTCCGCCACCAACTGCTAGTACTTCTACTGCATTTGTTGTGTTTGGAGCAGAGAAAGTTCCACTTGAATTAAATGTTTGTGTATAAAGAGTAGGAGGGTACATAACTACCCCATTTGAAGCAGAAGAGTATGTTCCAGTTCCATTTGAGTTTACTGCCGCAATTTGAAATGTGTATGTCGTGTTTGAAAGAAATGTTCCAGTAACAGTAAGGGGACTTGAAGTTCCAGAAGCAACAGTTAGACCACCTGAAAGAGCAGGACTTGAAGTTGCAACATAAGATGTAATTGTTTTACCGCCATTAGCATTAGCAGTAAATGGTATGGATGCAGTTGTGTTGTTTGTACGTGTTACCGAGCCAATTGTAGGAGCCTGCGGAGTTGCGGTAGGGGTGACCGCATTAGAGGCACCTGAAAGACCAAATGCCCCTTGAGAGTTAGTTCCTTGAACTGTAAAAGTATACTGTGTTCCCATTGTAAGTCCTGGAACTACAATGGGCGATGCTGTGTTTGTACCTTGAATAGATCCTGGAGTAGACAGAGCAACAAACGTACCAGTGCCACCACTTGCTGCTGGAGTAAATGCTACTGAAACTGATCCACTTCCATAAATTTGTCCAGAACCATTGTCTGAGGCTGTTCCAATTGTAGGTGTATTAATTACATCTTGAATGGTTACTGCTTCAACCTGTGCGTGAGCACCGTCATTAGAGCCACCAGTTGCTTTGTTAACTGACATTAAGAGATCTCACTTCCAAATGCTGTAAAGGAAAAGTTTGCTGTGGATGCATACACTCTGATTGTGGCACCATTTTCTAACGTAGATCCAATAGTTAAAAACACCGTATCATTAGCAGAAACAGTTGCTCCATACACAAGCCAATTTTTAGTGGCTGAGGACGATGTTCCGCTAGGCCACACTGCTATACGGTACGTGCCAGCAGAAGCGGCTTGGTTACAAATAGCGATTGTCGATACTACTGCAGAAGATGCTCCACTAGGTGAGTAAAGTGTGGTTTCTGTTGTTGCCGATGGGTTAGCCTGAGCCAAAACCTTATATGCTGTTGCCATAATACTCCTTAAAGATGGTGGTCTTAGATTAATAGGTACAGACCAGGAATGTGGGCTAAAGTGACCCTATGAATTTGGTGCAAAAATCGGTTTCTCAGGGCGGCAAATTAGCGCCTATAATTATACCTAACTCTCTCAGCAATGGTCTGGGTTTAATGAACCCCTCCGTCTATATAGACAATGACGGGGATATCCTCGTCAATTTAAGACAGGTTAATTACACACTTTACATCTCTGAAAATGATAAGCGTTTCTTTAGCCCATGGGGTCCACTTACTTATCTGCACCCAGAGAAAGATCAGCGCTTAGTTACCAATAACTTTTTATGCCGATTAGATAAAGATTACAACGTCATAAACTACACAAAAGTAGAGATGCTAGATCTGCATCAACCTATCTGGGAGTTTGTTGGCCTTGAAGATGCCCGTGTTGTTCAGTGGGATAGCGACTACTACCTCATCGGTGTTCGTCGTGATACCACAACCAATGGGCAAGGTCGTATGGAGTACAGCAAGGTAGAGATCGACAAAGAGAACTGGACAGTTAAAGAGGTTCAAAGAGTCCGTATCCCTGCCCCTATTGCAGAGGCCACTTCGTACTGTGAGAAGAACTGGATGCCTGTACTAGATAGCCCGTATCACTTTGTGAAGTGGGCAATGCCTACAGAGGTTGTGTGGGCAAATCCTAATACGCCTGAGTGCAAACAAACTATAGTAAATGATAATGTTCCTCGTCCACCGATTGATCAGCGTGGTGGCTCTCATGTTGTTGCTTGGGGCAACTACTACCTCTGTGTTACTCACGAGGTTAAGTTGTGGCGCAACTACCTCAACCAAAAAGACTCAACCTATCGCCACCGTTTAATTGTGTGGGATAAAGAGTTTAACTTTGTTGGCCTTAGTAAAGAGTTTGCATTCCTAGATACCCCAATTGAATTCTGTGTAGGTGCGGCTGTTATTGATGACAACATGCTTCTTAGTTTTGGTGTGCAAGATAACTCAGCCTTTGTTCTAGAGGTTCCACACTCAGTTGTAGACGAGATGATTGAAGAGGCAAAAACATATGTCAATTAAAGATCTAGCGGTTGATGTTGCCTTTGACTCATACAACCCAGAGAAGAACTTTGCCCTTGCCAATGCCTATTATGATGCAGGTCAGTATGCCTCTGCTGCTGGGTTTTATCTAAGAGCCGCTGATAATGGGTATAAGACTCATCCTGTTATTGCCTATTCGTCTTTACTAAGAATGTCGCTTTGCTTTAGTAAGCAAGGAGATAGAAATGCAACTGTTTATCAAAATGTTTTACAGGCTATGACTTTAATTCCTGGAAGACCAGAGGCGTACTTTTTGCTTGCTAGAATTCATGAAAGAAATAAAGATTGGCAAAGAGCATATACTTTTGCAGAGTTAGGACTTGTTTACACCATGTCAGGTTATAACCAGGCGTTACCTGTCTATGTGGAATATAACGGCCCCTATGTACTAATGTTTGAAAAGGCTGTTGCTGGCTGGTGGCTAGGTCGCAAAGAAGAGAGCAAAGAGTTATTTACCCATCTACTAGATAATGTAGAGATGACCCAAGAGTATGTCCATGGCTGCATCAACAACTTGAAGTTGTTCTAATGTTTCCTAACTGGTTTCAAAACGTATCACCATACTTTGACCGAAAGTGTCCCAATGTTCCTTTGCGTGCTTTACAAATTGGCACCTACACGGGAGACGCTACTGAGTGGCTCTTAATTAATCGGGACATTGTGACAATTGATGATGTAGACACGTGGGAAGGTAGCGAGGAAGAACAGCACGAGCATTTAGATTTTAACTCAGTTGAAGGTTATTACGATTCCCGCTTTACAGGGAACTCCAAAGTAATTAAACACAAGATGACTAGCGATAAGTTTTTTAATGAGAACAAAAAGACCTTTAACTTTATCTACATTGATGGCAGCCACACTGCCCTTCAAACGGCTCTAGATGGCCTTAACGCCTTTAAAGTCCTTGAACCTGGTGGAGTTATTGCCTTTGATGATTACCTGTGGGGAGAGGGCAACAAGCCCTTTTTAGAGCCTATGCGTGGAGTCAATGCCTTTATGCAAGTTTGTGAAGGGGAGATGAAGTGTCTTGAAGATGGCTACCAGATGTGGTTTGTTAAATGCTAGATAACGCTTGCTTTGAAGTCTTTCATACTGATACTGGAAATAAACTTCGTAATCAATCTTATGATGCGATTCTTCAGGGCGCTTCTTTCTTGCCACGCCTTGGCTCTCCTACTATGTACCTAAACACTGCTGACAAGGTAGAGAACTTCATCAATTTACAACCAAACTTTAAAGTCAACACGGTTGAGGATTACTGCCAACCAGGAGAGACATTTCCACCTAGCGCTGGAGTTGTTGGAGTATGGGCAAGTAACTACACGGCTTATAAGAGGTTCTTACAGTCCGAGTACAGCACTCTGATTATCTTTGAAGATGACATTCTTCTTAGTAAAAACTTTAAAAACCTTTTAGAGATGTACATGGCTGAGTTGCCGTTTGATTGGGACTTCTTTTCTTTCTTTGTACCAGATGATTCACTCTTTGCATACAACGAGGAGCAGCACAATATAGGCGCCGAAAACGTGTGTATTTCTTATCAGCAATGGTCATGTGCAGGATACATGGTGAGCAGAGCAGGGGCAGAAAAGGCTGTAGCAGACATTGAATCACGGGGAATTAACTGCCCAGTAGATTGGTATATCTTTAACTTCAGAATGAAGAAGGAAGAGAACCAAAAGACGTTCTTTACCTACACACTAAAGCCAGGCAAATACCGCCCAATTAAATTCTTACAAGGCGCCTTTGAGCATAGCCAGATACACCGTGGTAGTACAGAGTTACTAAACTAACTACATTCCACCAAGCATAAATACTGTAGGTGTGGCATCAGCAGCAGCAGCCGCAGCCCATTGAACTCCAGAACCTGTAGAGGTTAATGTTTGTCCACTAGTACCTGCTGAACCACCTGCTGTTAAAGTTCCTGTAACAGTAAGGTTTGAAATTGATGGACCAGTACCAAGTACGTTAGCGCCAGTACCAGTAATACTGTTAAACCCAACAAACTCATAATCCCAAGAAGTTGCATCTGTTCCAGAGGTAGAAACACAGTTAATCTTGATACTTGTTCCAGATATTACAGTGGCAATCAAGTTAGAACCTGATGAGTTGATTGTTAAGTTACCTGTGCTGTTGTTCTCGATGACATATCGCATACCAACTGTCATTGTGCTTGCAACTGGCATTACAACTGTTTGGGTAGATGTTCCAGTAAACAATTGCTGGTTATTACTTGAAGCAGTAAGTGTTGTAGTGCCCGCTGCTGTAACAGTTGTTGAGTAACCTAACTTAAAGTTATCAATAACTGGAAGAGAAATAGTTGGGCCAGTTCCAAAGACTGCAACACCAGTACCAGTTTCATCTGTAAGCGCTGTTGCTAAGTTTGCAGATGTTGGTGTTGTTAAGAATGTTTGAACACCAGTACCTAATGCAAAGGCAAAGGCTCCTTGAGCACCCTGAGTTCCTTGAGAACCTAAAGTTCCTTGTGTGCCTTGAGTACCTTGAGATCCAAGAGTACCTTGTGTGCCTTGAGTACCTTGAGATCCAAGAGTACCTTGAACACCTTGAGCACCTTGAGCACCTAGGGTTCCCTGTGTACCTTGCGTACCCTGGATACCGACTGCACCATCTAGATTGATGGTCCAGGTTGCATATGTTCCAGAACCAATAAACGCTAACTTGCTAAAGGTAAGTGTTGTGCTTGAGTAAGAGATAACTTTTCCGTATTGAATGTTATTTCCATCGTAAGCAACAATGATGTCTTGACCAATGCTGTAAGCAAGAGTTGAAGATGCAACAGTAATTGACTGGCTTCCACCGCTGCTTGATAGAGTAAATGATGATGTAGAGGTTGTGGCGTACTTATCGCCCTGTTGTCCTTGTACACCCTGAGTTCCCTGTACACCTTGAGTTCCCTGTGCACCAGTTGCACCTAGTGTTCCTTGAACACCCTGCACACCTTGAATGCCCTGTGTTCCCTGTGTACCTTGTGTGCCTTGCGTTGCAATGCTTTGTACGCCTTGAGTGCCTTGGCTTCCTTGCGTACCTTGAGAACCTAAAGTGCCTTGAGTACCTTGAGTTGCAATACTCTGTACGCCTTGTGTTCCTTGAGTTCCTTGGGTGCCTTGCGTTCCCTGCACGCCTTGCGAACCTAGAGTTCCCTGTGAACCTGTAGTTCCTTGGATACCAATAGCACCATCAAGGTTTACTGTCCATGAGGTAAACGTTCCCATGCCAAGGCTACGAGTTACTGTTACTGTAAGTGTTCCCATTCCAGAGTTGTACGCTGTAACATCGGCATAAATAATATTAGAAATCGTATTCGCAATAATTACAGATTGACCAACCGAGTAAGATAAGTTAGTTGCAACAGTAAGTACTTGAGAACCAGATGCTGGAAGAGTTAAAGATGTTGTAGAAGATGTTTGGTATTTATCTCCAGCAGTTCCTTGAGAACCAAATGTTCCTTGAAGTCCCTGTGTTCCTTGTGTACCTTGGCTACCCGTGGTTCCTTGGGCTCCCTGAGCACCAAGGGTTCCCTGTACTCCTTGCGTGCCCTGAGTGCCTTGAATAGAAAGGCTTTGTACACCCTGTGTTCCTTGAGTACCCTGCGAACCAAGCGTACCTTGTACACCTTGTGTTCCTTGGGCTCCTTGTGCTCCTTGAGCACCAGTAGTACCTTGAATGCCTTGTGTACCCTGCGTTCCCTGTATACCTTGAGTGCCCTGTACTCCTTGTAATCCTTGTACGCCTTGAACGCCTTGGATACCAGTAGCACCATCAAGGTTTACTGTCCACGCTGAATGTGATCCTGAACCAACTGAATCTTTTACATTTACCGCAAGAACACCATTAACTGAGTTGTATGAAGACACATTTGCATGCATCAAGTTTGATGGGTCATATGCGATTACTACATCTTGACCAGTTGAATAAGAAAGTCCTGTTTCAATTGTAAGTGAAAGAGCACCAGTACTAATAATTGATTGAACTGAAGAAGAAGAAGTTTGGTAACGGTCCCCATGTCCTTGAAGACCTTGAAGACCTTGAGTTCCTTGGGTGCCTTGGGTCCCCTGTGTGCCTTGAACCCCTTGAGTTCCTTGGGTTCCTTGAATTCCTTGTACACCTTGTACACCTTGTACACCCTGTGATCCTTGTGATCCTTGTGTGCCTAATAATCCTTGAGTGCCCTGAGTTCCTTGGCTACCAATTGTTCCCTGCAAACCTTGTGTTCCTTGAACTCCTTGTACACCTTGAAGTCCTTGAATGCCTTGAACACCTTGAGTACCCTGGGTACCCTGAGTTCCTTGTATTGCAGAACCCTGCAAACCTTGAACTCCCTGTACAGCAGAGTATTGAAGATCACGCCATAGGTGAATACCGTCACCAATTTTAAACAGCCCAGTATCTGTTTCAATACCAATTTCACCTTGGGCAAGTTCTGGGTTATCGGTATACCATGTGGTGGAGATACCACGTCGAAGTTGAATCTTTTGTGCCATTTAAGCATTACCTCCATCAATCGAACTGGTTCCACCAAATACTGACTCTGGTGAACCACCATCTATAGTTCCACCAGATACTGGAGACCAATTTGTTCCGTCAAATGCATAGACCGTATTTTCTGAAGAGTTAAAGTAAAGGTCACCAGCGTACTGACCAGTAGGGTTAGACCCACTAGCCAGTACGTTAACTGGGACTAATGCTTTTCTGCTCATTTACTTAGGCTTTAACTACCACTCTGTAGGACTTAGTTGTAATTGGGGCAACTGCAAATCCTACGGTTACGGATGTATTAGTTACATACGCTACGTCGGTGACAACTTCCATCTTGGTTGATGCATCCCAT